AGTATATGTGGGGTCCAAGTGATCTAGCCCAAAGAGTTTTTCCAGTGCGTGATCTTCCGAACAAGCATAGTGACTTACACCTGCCTAGACTTAATTAGCTTGAGTTTCACCGCCGGAGGCCCCCTATTTAGACTCGGAAGAGCGCACCAAAGGGCCGTTAAAGCACGTGGTCCCTTGGGTTCCCCGCGAAGCGAGGGATGGGACCCGTGCAGGCCCGTAGGTGTAAGATCACTTACCTCGACGGTCTCCGCCTTGAATTCCTGATTGGTCGAGCCATTCTTGCCGTCCATCAGTGTCTCCATTGGTGAAATCGATGTCTGACGGATGTTCATAGTGGGGAGGGTCAGGTGCAAATTTCCAGTCGGCGTATTTGCTGAGTTGGGTGAAAGAAGTTGCTGCAGCCTTTGGATCAAGCTGGTGACACAGTTCCCAAAACTGTTCTCTGTTTTCAGCCTGCGTGATTGCAGTCCACTTAGCATGAGTCGACCCATCTCCACTTCTGCTCTTCCCCTCGGGTCTACCCAGTCCTCCTGCCACCACGTCGCCGTCTTTGATAGCGTAGTCGTAACCCGCCTCTGGAGTTCCTCGAGACTGTGAAATGTTTGGGTGGTGACCATCAACATCGAAGATATCAGAGCGGCGAGTTCTGAATTTTCTGTTGAAATCGACGAAAGCATGGAGATGAATGCCGCCATCCTCGTGACGCTCTCGTCCAATGATGCACTCTGCTCCCAGTGCTGAAAGCATGTCGTTAACCGCCCAAGGGTCGAGTTCTCCGCATTGTGCATATGTGAGTAAGACATAGCGACTGTTGACATTGAATGTTGACATGGTGTGTTCGAAGTGTCCTGGGCGAAACTAATATTATAGCCCAGGACACAGGGCACACTCCACATATATATACCCGTGTCCCCCCCCCTGCTCGAATGAGTCACATTTTCCTGATGCAACTCAAAATGTCTCAAATTGATGTTCAGCTCGCGCTCATTTTGAACGACAGCCTTGTCATAGCTGCAGCTATCCGAGAGCTCCACAGTAAAATTGAATATGCGCGCTCGATACGCACGCCGACGTCGCGTCGCTCGCAGGCGTCGGGCGCCAATCCGCCGTCGCTACCCCGTTCGTCTGAGGCGCGTCTACAAGCGGAGGACTACGAAGAGAATGCCTTCACGCCGTGCAATTCTCAATGTTGCGTCCACGAAGAAGAAGGACAACATGATCGCTTTCCGGCAGACTGGGAGCGACTCTGAGCCTGTGCAGGGACCTCTTACTCTGACGGGCAATCCTACCCTTTCTGCTTTCGGTGAACACATTGTGTTGTGGTTGCCTACTGCACGCAATCGTGGCACCGTACCAGAGGAGACTGAACGCAACACTCAAACCTGTTTTATGCGCGGCCTGTCTGAGCGCATCAATATTTCCACGGACACGTCACTTCCTTGGACTTGGCGGCGGGTCTGTTTCACGCTAAAGGGCTTGGATGTGATTAGGCGGAACGGCACATCAATCAATATTTTGCCGTTTGAGGAAGTTGCACCGAATGGTTACGTTCGCTTAGCGCGCAATCTCAGCTCTGTCGGAGGTGATCCCAATTGGGAACCCATTGCTGAACAGCTTATTGCGCTGATTTTCGATGGCGAACGTGGCACGGATTTCTTGGATCTTACAACGGCCAAGACTGACACGCAGCATGTCACCGTCAAATACGATAGGACGATTAGTTTGAGGTCAGGAAATGATTCGGGTATTCAACGTGTTTTCAAGTTATGGCACCCGATGAACAAAAATCTCGTCTACAATGATGACGAGGTTGGGGGGGACATGTTTGGGAATTCTATTAGCACCACGGGGAAGCCTGGTATGGGAGATTATTATGTGGTGGATATTTTCAAGGCGCATCCTGCCGCTACTAGTGCGGATCATCTGTTGTTTGATCCGATGGCAACTATCTATTGGCATGAAAAATAGGCTCATTGAGCTCCACAAAAATACAATTGTCCTCCATCCATTGCACGTCATCTTGGTCCATCTCATTACGTGGGTCTTTGTTGGCCAACCAAATAGAAGGTTTGCCCCACTGCACTAATGCAGGTTCCCTGTAAAGTCTTTTCACTGTAACCCAAGCCTGCGCTCCCAGCCACTCTTTAAATGAGGGAAAAAACTTCATGCCGCCTCGTATATCGTCGAAGATGGCATACTCGACGTCTGTTGCCTTCATGCATTCATCTCCACTCACAAGTCCCACGCAGTATATGTGGGGTCCAAGTGATCTAGCCCAAAGAGTTTTTCCAGTGCGTGATCTTCCGAACAAGCATAGTGACTTACACCTGCCTAGACTTAATTAGCTTGAGTTTCACCGCCGGAGGCC